CCATTAACCTAGACAACGGGTCTGTTGTAGCAGCACAGACGCTATCCGCCCTAGGTCAGCTAGAAGCTGCCGCAACTACTGGTGTTGGTTTGACTGTTCGGGCAGATGCATATGTCAGTGGCAGTCTAACTGTAGACGGACAACTACTAGCCCAAGGTGGTGTTGACTTCGACGAGATTATCGTCACCGGTATTCAGGCAGAAGGTCCAGAAGCCCTACTAATCAACGGCACAACTCCAGGTGCTTCTAATGTTGGTGTTGCATTCACAAACGGCAACGTTTCAGTAAATGACGACCTAACAGTTAAGAACAACTTTGCTGTTCAACTTGGAAGCCTAACTGCTGGCGGTCAGCTCAGAGCAGATGCCACAGGTATCGGTCTAACCGTTAAGGGTACTTCATACTTCAATGGCGAAATCGATGCTAGAGGTGGTATTAGGGTATCAGATACAGATGGTCTAACCTTCGGCGCCGTTGGTGTTGCTGTAACTGAGATCATCACTGACCTAAGCACCCCAGGTGCTACTGATGCTCAGCTCCCAACAGCTAGAGCTGTTCAGCTTGTAGTTGATGGTGGTATTTCAGGTATTGCTCTATCATTCACAGATGGAACCACTACTGATTCACTATCACTAGGTGCTGAGGAGCTATTGTTCCAGGGAACTACTGGTGAGATCGACGTAGTTGTAGGTGCTGCCAATAGCGTAACCTTCGCTCTACCCGATGCTCTAGTTGTACCAAATACTCTAGAAGTAACATCAACTTCTGAGTTCAAAGGTAAGGCAGACTTCACTGCCAGTAGTGGCGTTGCTCTAGAAGTAGATGGTAGTGCTCAATTCGATGGTGGTGTTTCTTTCAACGGCTCTCCAATCTTCAATGCTGGCTTCGAAGTAGCCACTGGAGTTGCGACTGTTGCGGAACTAAAGCTAGGTACTAGCGCACAGACACTAACCAAGGTGTCTGATGACAATACCTTCGCTGGTGTAGATGACAGCACTATTCCTACAGCTCTAGCTGTTAAGGAATTTGTTGAGAACACCGCTGGTGGTATCTCTAGCGTAACCGTATATGACGGTGGTTCTGTAACCGATAGACAGTATGTTGCTTTCGCAAGCACAGCTACTGGAGCTGCTCAGTTTAGAACTGACGAGAACGATTTCTACTTCGTTCCTAGCACAGGTATCCTAAACGCACAGGAATTCAACGCACTATCCGATGCTCGCTTCAAGCGGAACATTGAGGTAATTGTTGAACCTCTAGCCAAAGTCGGTGCCCTACGTGGCGTAACCTTCGATTGGTTGAACCATGAGGGAAGCTCTGCTGGTCTAATCGCTCAGGAACTAAAGCAGGTAATGCCTGACCTAGTTACTGAGAGTCCAGAGAAGATGACTGTTAACTATAACGGTGTTATCGGTCTTCTAGTTGAGGCTGTTAAGGAACTAACCGCTCGTGTAGAAGAGCTAGAATCACGTAACTGATTATAGCACATCATACCCCTTGACAAGGTACTCTATTTTCTGTAGAATAAGCCTTGTCGGGGTTGATAAGACACAGAGTACTTAAAGATCAAAGAGACCCATAAGGGTCTCTTTTTTTATATCTAAATATACTAGAAGAAAAATTTTTTTAAATCATGTACGCTTCTAATTCAGACCAACGCCTCGTCAAGGCTATTCCAGTTACTAATGAGTCAACTGGTTTTGTCGTTGAATGGCTATTAACATTTGAGTATGCGTATCCAGCAAGTGATTTTGTTACCACTAATCCACCATATGTACTTGAAGTTGATGATAAATCAAAAGTTCGGTCTGGTATTAATAAAACCCCAGAGGAATTTACACTAACCGAGCTAATGGAAGACAGTTCTGATAGAGATGCTCACTTTGATACTGAGTATAGAGTTTTTCTAGAAGATTATGAAACCCCTATTCTTAAAGCTCATGAGAACTTTGACATCTCCACACTTTCCGAATAGTATGCTATAATAGAAAAAAGATATAAAGTATATAAAATGTTTACTGTGTATTCCAAAACAAATTGTTCCTATTGCCAATTAGTTGATAAACTATTCAAGGCTAAGAACATTGAATACAAGAAACTATTGTTGAATGTTGACTTTAGTAAGGAAGATTTCCTGGAGAAGTTTGGTCCCGGTACTACATTTCCCCAAGTCTTTTACAACGACAGTCATATCGGAGGAGCAAAGCAAGTTGCTCACTTTGTAAAGACATTTGACGTGCTTTGATAAATAAAAGAAAATCTGGGAGCTAATAAGATGCTTGCTGTATCAATCGCTCTAGGACTAGTGGTAGTCCTCAATTTCCTTTTAATCGGTGGTGTAATAGGTTATCTAACATACGGATACCTAGCAGCACAAGCTTCAGCTCTCCCAAGCCACCCAGAATTCTATGATGAAGAGGGCAACGTGCTCCCTGACGAAATCTTAGCCATCCGCTTTGAAAACAGTTATGGACAACAAGAAGATTGGGACGAAGATGAATAAGCTTTACAATCAAATAAAGTTTGTTTGTTTTATTCTTTACATTTCACGACTAATTAATCATGACCGAAGCGACAAAGAAAACAACCAAGGCTCGTAAAACTACTGCGAGAAAGCCTAAGCCTGTCACTCTAGACCTACCTAGAAATCCTTTGATGTTTGAGATTCTAGACCTAGTATCTCGTCAAAGAACCAAGGCTAAGAAAGTTGAAGCTCTCCAGAAGCATTCTTGCCCCGAGCTACAGATGCTACTAATCTGGAACTTTGATGACAGTATCGTTACTGACCTACCTGATGGGGAAGTTCCCTATGGTGAGCCAGAAGAAATGGCTAAGTATAACGGGTCACTATCAACAGCTCTTGCTGAGAAGTCACGTGTCATGTATGAGACTGGCAACTTCTCTCTAGGCAATACTGATCGTTCAGCTCATACAACTATCCGCGCCCAGGCTAAGAACTTCTATCACTTTATCCGTGGTGGAAACGCAGGTCTTTCTAAGATGCGTAGAGAGTCTATGTTCATCAACCTACTACAATCTCTACATCCCCTTGAGGCAGAACTACTAGTTCTAGCCAAGGATGGTCTAATCGGTGATAGTTATAAAGTCACCAAAGAGATTGTCTCAGAAGCATACCCAGAAATCAAGTGGGGTGGACGCTCATAATAGTGTCACATATTTGCTAAATAATTAATATCCTAGTCTATACTAGGTGTACGTTCATCGGGAGTTTTGGCTCCCGACGCAAGTAGGACGTGCGCGGAACGGATCGTTCATCCCTTTTTGGGACGCAAACGCCGCCCGAAGGAACGGTTTTTTGTAAACCTATTACTTTGGAGTAAACAAATGTTAGCAGTGTATCGTGGTGTTCCTTATAACACCGACCGCCAGTTCACACAAGAACTACAATACCGTAAGGTAGAAGTTACTTATCGTGGAGTTAAGCATACCGAAACCATCAAGGTGGAGGTAGCAAAATGAATACACTTAATATCATCCGTCAAAAAGAACTAAAAGCAAAGAAGCTTGAAGAAGCTCGTTTGCTACTAGTTAAACTAAACAGCAAAGCCAGAAGCTGAACTGTAAATATTTTAGAGGAGTCGTAAGGCTCCTTTTTTTATGCTATAATGGGCTCGCATAACTATTATTATGGACAGAGAGAAGGTAAAGTTTTTAATTCAATCAATAGAAGTTCTGATAGATGAACTTAAAGCTGAAGTGTATGACAGTAGTGAGACCCATAAAATCTCCGAAACTGAATACAGTGAAGAATCATCTCCGATTTCAACCGATGATCTCATCCAAAACATGTTCAACCAAGTGATTGACGATACATTATGAAACCAGTAAAAGCAGCAGATCTACTTCGCCTTGACCCCCTACAAAAGGTTGAGATGATTAGATGTACACCAAACCCCCAGCAGCTTGTCTATATGGGTGGTAAGAATGATTATAGTGAGCTTCCCATTGAAGATACCAAGATTCCTTATGAAAAGGAAGCTGGTGAATGGGTAATTGAACAGCTACTAAAGAACAATCGTGGTCATTGGGGACCTCTAGAGCACCCAGCTATCACATTTAGCTGCTCTGGATTTGTCCATTATGTAATCGTACAGGCACGTACTCACCGTGTTGGTATTAGCTTTGATGTTCAGTCACAGCGTTATACCTGTAAGCGTGTTCTAAAGGTTGCTTCTGGTGAGCTACAGCCACAGGAAGTTTTCT